TCGGATCGTTCGTGCGCACCTACGACCCGGCGCAATCGCGGTCCTACAAGGCCACAGTGGCGCAGTTCGCCCAGGCCGCGGGCGTGCGCCCGATTGACGGACCTGTGGCGCTCCACGTTGACGCCTTCATGCCGCGCCCGCAGCGGTTGTGCCGGAAACGGGACTCACCGGCGAGTCTTCCGGCGACGTGCCGGCCGGATTGGGACAACGTCGGGAAGATCGTGGCCGATGCGCTGATAGGGGTAGCGTATGCCGACGATGCGCAGATTGCCGAGGGGCGCGTCCGCAAACTGTATCACGAGGTCGGCGGAATGCCGCGCGTCGAGGTTGCGGTGAGGGGGGTGCCATGCCACTAACCTGCATCCAGCCCGCCTACCGCCCGCGCCGCCTGTCGCCGGGCCACCCGCGCGAGGGTGCGGCGGGATATCCGGCGGACGACCAGCCCACGGCGGCTGTGTATCGGTGCGGTTGCGGGTGGGTGGGTGACGGGGATGAGTGCGAGGACGGGCGCAAGTGCCCGAAGTGCGGGGAGGGGGAGCAGGCATGAACGAGAAGCCGTGGTTGTTCAAGGGACCGATGGTGCTGGCGATTATGGGCGGACTGAAGACGCAGACGCGCAGACTCGACGGGCTGGCCGTAGTCAACCGCAAGCCGTCCGCGTGGCAGTATGGCGGCATCGGCGGGTACGTAAGTGAGTTGAACGGGCAGTATGAGGAGCGGTTCGACAACACCGAGACCGGCGACACGCTTTGGGTGCGGTGCCCGTACTGGCCCCGGCAGGTGCGGTGGGTGCGCGAGACCTTCTGGTGCGCGGAAGAAGAACCGTTTGGCGTCGGGGTGCGACGGCTGTTCTACAGCGCCGACCAAGACGGCGGAAGCGTGCTTAGGCGCGGAAGGGAATGGGACGGCCCTCCGATGGCATGGGGGCAACATCCATCCATCCACATGCCGCGCTGGGCTAGCCGGATCACGCTGGAGGTCGTGAGCGTGCGCGTCGAGCGGGTGCAGGAGATCAGCGAGGCCGATGCTGTAGCCGAAGGGATCGCCGACGCCCGCCATCTCGAATCCTACATACCTGGCCAGCACGTCGAGGAGTTCCGCCTGCTGTGGGACTCCATCAACGGCCCGCGCGGGTACGGGTGGGACGTGAACCTGTGGGTGTGGGTGGTGCAGTTCCGTAAGTGCGGGGAGGGGGAGTGATGACAACGCTTGACTGGACCGAAGAAGATTACAAGGCGGCGGTGAAGGTGTGCCGCGACATGGGGCGCATTTCGGTCAGCGCGATTCAGCGGCACCTTCGCATGGGCTACGTCAAGGCGTGGCGTATCGTGGATGAGATGGGACGGCGCGGCGATGCCGTGCTGGGAGAAAACCGTGCGTGGGTGTTGCTGCCCGCGCCGGTCACGCCCGCACCCTGCACGCTCACGCAGTTCCGCGCGGTGCTGATCCGGCACTGCGTGATCGGCTACGACGCCATCGCGGACGGCGAGCACTACGACGGCGGGCGCACGCTGAAGGCCACGGCAGCGGCGTTTGAGGAGATCAGGGCCATGATGGGAGGGCAAGCCGTATGACCACCGATACCACCAGCCTGCGATGGGGCGAACGCCGCAAGCCGCCGACCGACCGGCACGGCACGACGCGCAAGATGCCGTTCGGCCGCTCGGCGATCTACGTGACGGTCAACCGATGGCCGGATGGCGGGGTGTGCGAGGTGTTCGCCAAGGCCGACGAGGGGTTGCAGGGCCAGGCGGACGGGATCTGCGAGGCGTGGTCGCTGGCGTTGCAGCACGGGTGCCCGGTAGAGGCGATAGTACGGCACCTTTACGGGCACACCGACGAACCGCGAGGCACGGTCGGGCAACCAAAAGGGCTGAGGGACGCGCTGGCCCTGGCGCTGGCTGCCGAGGCGGGCATTGAGGTGCAGCGGCATGTCGCGTGTGAGGTGGTGGAACAAGGAGGTCAGCGGTGAGCGAATACGCTGAACCGTCTGGTGCGGAGTATCTGGACCAGATCGAGGACATGGCGCGGCAGCATTGTTTCACCGACAAGCAGGTGCGGAGATACCACGGGGTCGCAGAGTTCAACGTCACGGACAGCGGCGGGATTTCGACTGACGCCGACGCACTGCGGACGCTGGCGAAGCACGGGCGGTTTCGGATCGTGCGGGAGTACGGGCGCATGGTCGTAGGGTACTGGCCCGAGAATGATCCGCTCAACGCTCCCGCTCACCCGCGAGCGGTAGCGAGTCGCGGTGAAGCGGGTTGTTCGGCATTGGATCGGAAAGGAGACTGACATGGAGAAGCTGACGGAAGCGGTGAAGGAACTGGAAGAGGCGTCGCGTCTGCTGATTGACTGCCAGTCGGCGACATCTGTGGCAAGGGGCCGCGAGACCGATGCGCTGAACCGAGTGAATCAGGCGCAGAAGCGCGTTGACGGTATACTCGCCGACGCGAAGAAGGCGGCTCCGCACGGGACCGACTGGCGGAGGCCGCAGTGATGCCGAACAGCCCGCTATGCGTCACGACGCATAGCAATACGCGCGAGGCGGCGCGGCGGGAAGGGGAACGGTCGCAGCCATGATCACCAGCGCGGAGATCGCAGCACTCGAATCGCTCGGCCGCGAACTGGCCGAGATGATCCTGCGCGGCGAAATCCGCGACGCAGACCCCGATCAGGCGACCGATGCCAGGAGCGACGCGGCATGAGCAGCGCATTGACACAGAGTGGCCAGCGATTCTATGCTGGCGTCGCTTTGGGGTGCCATCGTTCCAACCGAACCGTCCGAGCCACGCAAGGCATTGCAAATGCAGGCACTTGCGCCGGTTCGACTAATCCCCGTGCGGCTCAAGGACAGTGTCGAACCGAACAGCAACCTAACGAACTGCGCGCGCAACGACACGGGGAACGCGCGCCAGAGCTTGACCGGGTCGGACAGCAAGCGCACGAGAGTCGAGATCGCGGCCTCGGTCGAGACGCGATTCTCGCCCGCCGCGGCCTCGGCACTGCGGGCGGACAACAGGGCGGCATCCAGTTCACGCCGCTTGGCGGTGTACTCGGCGGCAGGCAGGGAACCGCTCAAGTGCAAGTCGAGCAGTCGGCCGATTTTCGCCTCGATTGCGCGGACTGCTGCCTCCTGCCGGGCCCGCTGACGGTCGGCCGTAGCCTGGGCCTCGGCGATGTGCAGGCGGGCCGCCCGGGCAACGACGGCCAGACGGTCGCGCATGGTCTCGGACTCCGCGACCAGGAACGCCTCGAACCACGCATGCACGTCGGCGGCCGGCACGCGGACATGCCCGTCGCGACAGGCGTAATAGGCATAGCGGGCGGATCGTCCCCGGCTGGCGTAGGCCGTCAGTGCAATCCCGCACTCGGCACAACGCAGCAGGCCGCGGAGTGGGTAGTCCGGCGAGAGTCGCACGCGAGACCGGGTCGCGGACCGCGCCAGACGGCGCTGGGCGGCTTCGAAGACTCCGGGCGGTACGATGGCAGGGATCGCGCCTCGGATGGTCGCTACGGCCATCCTGGACACGATTTGACCGGCATAGATCGGGTTGCGCAGCATCTTGCCAGCAGCACGAGCACCGATGCCGTGCGCTGCGGCGACTCGGACGGTCTCGGCGTAGGACCGCGCGCCGGACGCCAGGCCGCTGAACAGGTCGGCCACCCTAGCCGCACGGTCGGGGTCGGGTTGGAGGGTGGGCAGCCCGTCAACCCGTGCGCGCAGATAACCCCACGGCGGACGCCAGACCCACCCGTCACGCGCCACGATGCTGCTCATGGATCGCCGGGTACGGTCGGCGCGCACCTCGTTGTCGAACTGCGCGATGCCCGAGAGCAACGTCTCCAGCAGCCGGCCGGCCGGGTCATCCTCGGTCGGCTCGGTCGCGGAGATCAGCCGGCAGCCGGCAGCGGCGAGTTGCGTGCGGCAGACGGCATGGTCGGTCGAGTTGCGGGCGAATCGGTCGTAGCGGTACACGACGAACAGGTCGGGCTCGTGTTTGCGCGCCCATGCGATCGCGGCCATGAACTGCGGGCGCTGCGCGGTCTTGGCGGTCTCGCCCTCCTCGCGGAAGACGACGCGCACCTCAGCGTCGTGTCGCTGGCACCAGTCACGGCACGCCTGCTCCTGGGTGGACAGCGACGTGCCCTTGACCTGCTCTTCGGACGACACGCGAACGTAGACGATGGCGGTTCGCATGGCAGGAGCATGCGCTGGGCGACCCCCACCCGTCAAGGTACTCCGAAGGGGGGTCGGCCTGCGGGTTGTCCGTCATTTTGCCCTGTCCGCAATCCTGGGGCTGAAACATGACCAGAAAGCCAGAAAAACCAAGGCAGCGGCGCTCCTGGGCGCGCGGTCCGTACCGCAAGTCGGCCGGGAAGGCGGCATCCAAGCAGAGCGCGGCGCCTGCTGCCGCCCAGGTAGCCAAGGCGCCGACGATCTCGCTGGCCGGGCTGACACCCAGGGAGCGTCTCGACGCCATCCATGCGCACCAGGCACTACTCGATCTGCGGCAGCGGCAGGGCGAGTTGGTCGAAAGGGCGGAGATTGAGGCCGGAAACTCCGAGATGCGCGAGGTAATCCGCTCCGACCTGCTCGGCACGCTGCCTCTGCGGGTGGCGTCGGCACTGGCGGGCCGGTCGCGCACGGCGGCTGAGATTCGCGCCGTCGTTCTGGTGGCGGTGCGCGAGATCCTCGAGGCGTGGCACCAGGCGGGGACCCCGGTGCCGGAAGGGAAGGAATGAAGTTCCACCAGCACAACCCGCTTCGGGGCATCGCGCTGGACGTGCTGCGGTCCACCGTCGAATGGTGCGCCGAGCACATCTACCTGTCCCCGCGCATCCCGACGGCCAGGCCGGGGCAGTGGCGCTCTGACAACGTCGCGGCGCTGTGCCGACCGGGCGGGCTCATGGATGCGCTGGACGACGTAGAGACCGAAACAGTCGTTGTGGCCAAGGGGTCGCAGACGGCGCTGACAACCACGGCCTACTGCTGGCTGGCCAAGTGCATCGCCACGGACCCCGGGTCTGCGCTGATCGTCATGAACTCGACACAGGACGCGAGGGACAAGGCCGCGGAGACGTGGCGGCCGATGTGGGAGGACTCGCCGCGGCTCAAGCAGTACCTGCCTACGTGCCGGCGCAAGGACTGGACGAAGCTCTACCAGTTGCTGAACCGATCCCCGGTGTACTGGATTGGCGCCAACTCGGCCGGCCGGCTGGGAGCCAAGCCGATCCGCCGGCTGATTCTGGACGAGGTGGACAAGTACCCGACCAAGTTCGGAGGAAGCGATGAGCGCAGGGAGGCGGGGGCGGCGGCGCTGGCGGAGCAACGGACCAAGACGTTCCGGCAGTCGGGGTTGGCGAAGATTCTGAAGTTCAGCACACCGACCTTGGACACCGGCGAGATCTGGCGCAGTTACGAGCAGGGTGACCAGCGCAAGCTGTACGTCAAGTGCCACGCGTGCGGCGGCGAACAGGTCATGCTGTGGGCCTCGTTCCGCATCGACATGGACCTGGCGCGCAGCGATCCGGGGGCCGCGGTTGCCGGTGCGCACTACGAGTGCCCGCACTGCAAACAGCCCTGGACGGACGCGCAACGATGGGCGGCGATCGACGCAGGGGAATGGCGGCCGACGGTGAAGGCGCGCGATCCGCTCTGCCGGTCCTTCTGGCTTCCGTCCTGGTGCTCCAAGATGGTGACGCACACATACCTGGCGGCGCAGTGGATCAAGGCCCAGGACGGCACGGCGGGGCTGCAGAACTTCGTCAACGGCGAATGCGGCGAGCCCTGGCGGCACTACGAGAACCAGGTCCGCGACTCGGTCTTTTCGGTCCTCGAGGGCGTTTACGAGGAAGGCGAGAAGTTCACAGAGATCGAGCCGTACAAGACCGAGTACAAAGAGCGGGAATCGTTCGTCTTGTGCGGCTGCGACGTGCAGAAGGGCTACCTGGTCCCGGTGTTCCGTCAGTTCGTCCGTGGCGGCGACTCCGCGCTGGTGTGGTCTGGAACGGTCATGGACTTCGCGGCACTGGAGGGGCTGCGCGCCAAGTTCGGGGCTGAGTTCGTATTCGTGGATCGCCGCTACCGGCAGCGCGAGGTTGACGAGTGGGCCTTCGCGCATACCGGGTACATCCCCTGCGAAGGCGTGCGGACGCGGGCCAGGTCGCTGTTCTCGGTCGGCGTGATCGACCTGGAGGAAGGCCGTTCCCGTCACACAGGCCAGCGCACCGTGGCGACGATCTCGTTCGACCCGGACCAGATCAAGGACCTGCTGGCGGCCACGGTGCAGAAGGCCAAGGGCACGCCGCGCTGGCTGGTGCCGAAGGGCTACCCGTCCAACACGACCTACTGCGCGCAGATGACCGCCGAGCGGTGCATCAACGGGCGCTGGATCAACGGACAGAACAAGGCCAACCACCTCTGGGATTCGGAGTGCCTCTGCCTTCTGGCGGCGATCCAGTTGCGAATATGGGACGTGGTTCCGCCGGAAGAGGAGCAGAAGCGGGGGGAAGGATGAACGAGACGTGCAAGCAGTGCGGCGGCGCGTGCTGTCGGTCGCTGTTCGTGCCGATCACCGGCCGCGAACCCGAGGAACTGGAATGGCTCGCCCGCCGCGGGCTGCTGATCGGCGAGTCGGTGTTCGTGCGCGGCGAGTGCCGCTACCTGAAGGCCGGCCGGTGCGAGTGCTACGCGGTTCGGCCTACGGTGTGCCGGGTGTTCGAGGTGGACGGGTTCCTGTGCCGCATGACGCGGAAGCTGCTGGCGAGGATGAGCGCGACGGGTGAGGCTGCCTTGCCCGCCAGAAAGGACGCATGAAATCGAAAACACGCAAAGCGGCGGGTGCGGATGTGTCGAGTGCGGCCAGACGGCCGGTTCGGCGCTGCTATCGGTGCAAGTTCTGGAGCCGCGGATACCGCGTCAAGGCGGAGGGCGAAGACGAAGGATGTTGCCATCGATTCCCGCCAGTCCCAGGTGGCAAGGCTCGTTGTTTTGCGCTCTGGCCGAAGACAAACGGTATTGACTGGTGCGGAGAACACCAGCCGAACGCCGCCGGTCAGACTCCGGTCGCACGGGGGAAACCTCAGTCGGGAGTGAGCGCATGAAAGACTGCTCCACATGCCCGCTCGGGTCCGATCCGAACCGACTGGCGACCTGCCAGAAGTGCCCGCCCTGGGAGCCCAGGAAGGACCGGCACAGCGTGCAGCGGTCCATGGACTGGTGGGGCGCTCAGGGGGGCGGCGTGTCCAACAGCGAAGGGACGCAGAATGACGAAACAGACTCCGAGTGACCTGAGCCGGCTGGTAGGACTGGCGGCTGACGGCAAGCTGGATCGCCGCGACTGGCAGATACTCGAGCTGCGGGTGCTCAGGCAACTGACCCTGCGAGAAACGGCCCGGCGCGTCGGCGTGTCGCACGTCACAGTCCTGAAGCGCCTGCGCCGGGTTACCACGTTTGCCGCCAAAACAAAGGCGAATTAGTCAATTTATCGCTCGGCAGGTTACCAAACTGTGGCACTAGGTGAGGGGTGCCGCAGTTATGGCGAGCAGCAACTACGACCTGCTGAAGACCAAGTGGCAGACCGACCTGGCGACTGCCTACTCCGCCGGCGACATCACGCAGCCGGTCTACTACGAGGCCCTGATCGCCCTGGACCAGTGGATGGCCGCCGAGGCCTCGTTGACCAGTGCGATGGGCTCGGAGGTCACGGCTTACACGATCGCCGGCCGGCAAGTCACCCGCTCGGGTCACGGCTTCCTGCAGGAGGCCGTCTCCCGCAGCAAGGCCAAGTTCTTCGAGCTGATCCACGGTAACGTCACTCTGGCGGACTTCCATGAGGCGGACGAATCCACCTCGGCAAACCTGCGATGAACATACTCGCCAACGTCTTCGCGCGGTGGGCTGTGGCCCTGGGCTACGACGCGGCCGTTTCGGAACGCGGCCGCCGAGACCTGCCATGGAGCCGGAAACAGAGCCGCGACGAGGATCGTTTCGTCGGTGTCGTGGACCGCGAGACCGTCCGCGCGCGGTGCTGGGACTTGCGGCGCAACAACTCGCTGGTTGCCGGGGTGGTCGAGCGGTTCGCCGACAACGTGGTTGGAGAGGGAATCAAGCCGCAGGCCAAGACCAGCGACCCGGCATGGAATGCCGCGGCCGAGTCGTTCTGGGGTGAGTGGTCCAAGGTCGCCGACTATCGGCAGCGATGCTCCATGCGCGACCTCCAACGCCTCACCGTTCAACTTCGGATGCTGTCTGGCGAACTGGCGATGGTGCTGCTGTCCAACGGACAAGTCCAGCCCATCGAGTGCGACCGAATCGCCACGCCAGACAAATTGACCAGCGACGCGAACCTCATTGACGGGTTCCGCGTGGACCCGGGAACGGGCATTATCACCGGGGCATACATCCATCCACGCGACGAAACCGGCCGGGTTGACAGGAGTGGCGCGGGCGAGTTTGTGCCGCGGTCTGACCTGCTCTACATGTCGCGGCCCATCCGATTTGACCAGGTG